CCAATATTATGAGATGGATATCCAGACGACGTAATATAGTAATATTGCTCATCTTCATATATTGCAGAAACTTCCGAAATAGATTCTAGTATATTTGCGATTATTGTTGAATTTGTTGAAACTGGGGCACTATATGTTTCGTTAATCTTCCAACGAAAATTATTATTAGCATTATCAAAGATAATTCTATTTCTAGTCTCGAATCCAGATTTAGAAAACTGAACAGCGTCCTTTGGTTGAGAATAAGGTGCTATTTTTGAACTATCAATATCTAATGAATAGACAAGACCAAATACAATAACTTTTACTTCTTGAACTACCCCAGTCTCATCAGTATATCTACCGTAAACATTAGAAAAATTGTAAACAGGTGTATCCAATGCATGTGATTGAGGAGAACTACCTCTAGATTCAATCTTAAACTGGTTTACGTTTTTAGATTTGTATTTGATTACCTCAGAACCTACTAAAATTTCTCCAGACAAAGAATTCCAACCAGTGGTGGAGTAAACATAAACATTTTTATTTTCGGTATTTGATGCAGGTAAGAATTTGGTAAGCGAAGTTTTTGGAGAAACTGAAAACTCACCTACTACAGTAGATTCTGCTAAAACTAACTCGTAAAATCCACCACCAATATCTCTAATATTATCTACAACGGCAAATGCATTTTTAATCGAAGAATCAAATACATTCTCTTCTTGTACTATTTTTTCTCCAATCAGTTTAGTAATATCACCAGATACTACTTTTACCTTTAATGCATAGTTATCTACCCATTCGCCAGTAGATGATTTAAAAGTACTTTCTCTTGGATAGTAAACTGTTGGAATATCGGTTGCATCTTTAGCAACAATAGAATTGAATAAAAATCTAATTGATTGATCAGTACCTTTAGATTGATAAAACTTTTTGATATTTTTGATCAATAGAGTTTTATCAACTTCTGGTTTTAGATCTCTTTCTGGAAAATCACCAAGATACTGTGATTCAAAGTTCTTGATTAAAGAATATAAAAACAAGTTGCTAATGTTTAATACAGTGGATCCAGTTAAATGAGATACTCCATTTCCCAGATCTTCGTACTCTACTGTTTTGATTTCAGATTTACTATATAAATCCCCGAGTTTTGTAGTGGCATTGATATTTCTAAAACAATCTAAAAATGATGTAGATGTCTTTGATTTGTAGAAAATTGCTTCATCATTAATTAAAATATATCCATTAACATCTGGAAAGGATGAAGTGTCGGCAACATTGATGGTTGTACCAGAAGCAGAAAGGTTACCAGATAATGTTGTATTTTGTTGTAATACTTTTTGCTCGTAAGTATCGATATCATGATACTTTGTTAGATTGTTTATTAAATCTAATGGTTGTCCAGACAGTTCAAGCTGCTCATAATATTTCTGCATGAATGCAGAAAACTGAGGATATTCTGACGAGATAAACTTAGGAAGTTGATCGTCAATGAGAGAAGAAAGCTTTCTAACCTTGGATGCCATCTACGTCTTACTCTTGTATGAGGGTGAACAAGCTATTATCAATATCAACATCTAAAAAGATTTCTCTTTTTGCAATAATATCATTATATTCTGGTTTTACTCGAATTTGTATTCGGTTATCAGAAAAAGATCCTTTAATAATATTTAAGTCAAAAATCTGGATTTCTCCAGTCGTGTAATTTATCAATCCTTGATTTTGATTTAATACGATTTTTTCACCAGTCTGGGAATCAAGTCGGTATAATACAATTTTACCATAACGATCTTCCAAATAGACTGTATATGTTGGATATTTCTGAACAATGAATCCAGATGATGACATTGTATTAGTTGTCGAATCATTCAAAAACGGATTATTAAAACATAACTCATAATATGTATTACTATTTAACGAAGGATAAAAATCCTTTCTCATTACAATAGTAGATAGATTGGATTTGATTGATCTATCAGAACTATCGATAACTCCAACTATTTTACTATATCTAAACTTACCACCAAATTTCTCGGTATCTGTGCTATCAATATATTTTGTAATGTTCTCGATAACTTTTCCTTTTAATGCTTCTGCACTTAGATTAGTGATTGCTTGGTTATAAAAAACACTACTGGTTAACTCAACGTAAATAATTGATGGATCTATGATTTCGGGAATAACAGAAGCAACAGAATACTTTCTTAACTCATCAAGAATAATTTTCTTAGTGTAAGATGAGATGTATGCAGCATTCTTTGGTTTGATAGAAACCTTAACTTTACCATATTCTGGTGGATCTGCATTCTCTCCACCATATGCAATGATATCTGCAATATTTGGATAAACTCCTCTTACGATAGAAGAGTAATCAACAGCAGTAACTGCTCTATTTTGTGCCCCGTACATTGCTGGAGCATTGATTTTGATGCTATCAATACTTTCAATGTTACTACCACCAAAAGCTTTGGAAAGAGTAGTGATTGTGTTTACTTGTACAATGAAGTTACTATTTCCACTTACATCACTCACTACACCAGAATAGTTGAATATTGATGCGCCATTCGTAGCATCAGCATTTGTCACCAAATAACTAACTTCAACAACTTGACCATTTTGTAATTTCTTGCCAAAAACACCATCACCAAAAATCAATTTGTAATTTTCATCTTCTACTTCATTGACGAAAAATACTGGTGAAGTTGGTGTAGTGTTTAGAATATTGTCGGAGAGAACGTATCTCTCGTATGTGGTTGATGACGGTGTATCAAAAACTCTAACTCTAATCGTGCTGATATCAATATTAGAGTTGGTTAAAATTAGTTTAAATGCATCTGTATTAACATTATATGTGTTAGTTACAAATGTTCCTTCGTAGATTTTTAAGTTATTGAATGATACTGTGTCGTCTGGCAAAACAGTTCCTTGTACATCATCCAAAATAACATATTGATATAACTTCTCATCTACATTGGTCAGAAAAGCATTCCCTCTTCTTAGGAATACTGTAGATGGTAGATTTATTCCTTGTAATGCTAACGTGCAAGAAACAGCAGCAGAAGAGGCAACAGCAGACCTTGGAGTGTATCCTAACTGCTTTGCAATGGCAACTACGTTATCACGAAGCGTTGCTGAATCCAGAAACGTCTCATTAACAACCATATTGGCGTTAAAGGACGTATAGTAAGTATTATATGCTAATACATCTAGTAGTTGACCTAAAGTAGATCCCTCAAAATCATAATCACTAAAATCTGAGTTAGCTCTTAGATAATCCCTAAGAGCTACCTTTATATCAAAATAATCTAGATTTGCTAGTTGATTGTATGGCATTTTCTTATGCTCTGGTTCTTTCTAAAAATAACTCAACTGTTTGATTTTGTTCTGGTAACCCCACAACTTGATATTCTATTTCTATATTATACCCATCATTACTATAGTTTTCTTCTACCAAAACATTCTTTAGAATCACTCTTGGTTCAAAAGCACCAATGGTATACTCAACTTCAGACTTTATAGCATCAGCATTAATGAAATCTAGTGGTTCAAATAACAAATCAATGATTCTACTACCGATATTTGGATTGAAAAATCTCTCACCAGGCACGGTAGTAATCAGATTTTTTATGGATTGTGTAATTGCACTAAAATCCTTAGTCGCCAGTAGGTCATCGGTGACTGGATGCTTACTAAAAGTTATACCAATATCTTTGAAAGACCTACTTACAGGCATGAAAATACCATATTTATATTATTATTTATACCCCAATCTTCAATCTATGACGGAGATTTACGCCCACCATTCAACATAATCATCAAATCCACCCTTACCACCACACTGTCTAGACATTCTATCCTGTGGGGGTTCGTTTTTTCTTGTATCCCCTGTCGGAGTCACGGCTTCATAGTCCGTTACAAGCTTAGTAGTGCCCCATTTTTCTTTCATATACGAAATATCTCTGTCAACTTGGTGTTTTGCCATCTGTTTTTCTCCAAAAAGGTTGAAACAGAACTTTTTACGGGGTTGCTATCCCGAAAAACCACAAAAAACGACGAAGATTTGCCGTAAAGGCAAAAAATCGTCGTAAACTAGTAATTATCGGTGTGATTTATGACTCATGATCCTTGACCACGATACTTTTTTTTCCTTCCGTTACGAGAAGTAGCGGCAAGATTAGTGTTTTTGCTACGCCCCTGACTCGTAATCTTCGGTTTGCCAGGAACATAACCAGTTTTTACAAGACCAACTTTTGCTTTTGCCATAATTTTACGTCGCAGTTTTTGTTTTTAATCCAATGTAAACTTCATCTTCTGAAAATGGACCTAATACAATAGGTCTTTCAGTGCCTTCGATGACTGTGGCATCACCAGATACGACTGGTATGAACTGATTGATGTATACGTTAGGGTTAACTTTTCTAACATATGTTCGTATTCCAGTTGTTAAACACGGAAGAATCGGAACAATCGGTTCTCCTGCTACTGGAGTTGGAAATAGTGGTACTTTTCCTATCTCATGAGCAGCAAACCGCATCGGTTTTTTTCTTGCAAACACTGTGGGAGCAGCAACTTCTTGCCCTAATGGACTTGGTTGAAATCTACAGTTGATACCACCAGTTGATATCGTATCTACAGATAAGCTGATCGCAATGTTTGACATTAGAGGTCGAGTTTGTTCTCAACCTTATTTATTCTAGCATACAGGTCATCCAATGTCAAGTTTAACTTCTCGTAATCCTCGCTATGTGGAGGTCGATAATAAATCACAAATGGATCTGGAATCTTACTTAGTCTAGATTCGATATTACTTAGTCTTCTTTCTAGACTTCTTAACGTCACCTCCAAATCCCCTACCCGACTCTCCAACGACGTTGGAGACATCGTAGAGGTCTCTGAGGTTTTCTTCAAGACTTTCTGTAGACTCGATGTTACTTCCAAAGGATGAGGTGTCTTCATAAATTACGTTTCCAGTTTCATCAAATGTTGAAATACTTACCTTGTCATCAGTACTATAGATTCCTTGATACCATTTGTCGGCTAACTCCAACATATGATCAGCTAACTTGTCATAATCATTAAATGTTTTGTCGTCTACTACTTCACCATCTTTATTGATGATTTGATAGTTAATCTTCTTCTCTGTCATTTTCAGTGTCTCCATAAAATTCGGGATCTACACGCTCAAGTAATGCCGTGCCATCTTTATTCATTCTCCATTCTACCACATCACCTTCGTCCCATCCGAGATTAGTAAGTAACTCTTCAGGTATCGTAATATGGTATTCATCGAAGTCTTCGTTGTACTCTACAGTACTCTCATATGCTTTGCTCATATTGATCAAATAAATCTCATTTATATATCAAGTT